GGCCGCGCTTGCTGGCACCGGCCACGGTGGTGACATCTTCGGCGATGATGATGCGGGGGCGATAGCGCGGCACATCCGGATCGCTGATGGTCGCCTTCTGGCCGCCGATGGTGGTGGTCGGGGTGTTATCCCACGTCGCGCCGCCGCCGTAGCTGCTGCCCTTGACGATCCATTCTGATGCCCGATCGCGCATGCTGAAGTTGCCACGGGCCGCCAGAATGTTCTTTCCCAGGATAAGGCTTGCGCCCATCTCCTGCTCGCTGGCTTGCGTCAGCACCAGCTGGCCTTTCTCGTTGGTGGTGAGCAGCACGGCGCGCTGTTTGGCCAAGCGATCGAGCAGCTCGAAACAGGTCTCGCCCTGCTCAATGGCCACGCGGGGGAAGGCCGCGCCCAGATCGCACTCAACCACTACCTCGATATTGAACGTATCTTTGCCAGAGCAGATATCACGCGCCACCTGATCGAGTTTGACGTTCTGCCATTGGCCGCTTTTGTAGATGGCCGAGCAGTCCACCAAGTCGCTTGTTTTGCTGCGTCCGCTGACCACCCAGCTCACCTCTTTGGCGTCATAGCTGGGGGTGAAGTCGTCCACGTAACCTGTCAACACCAGATCGTTGCCGATATGCACGGTGCAGGCGCTGCCTTCGCGGATGGCCATCGCCTTGGCGTCATCCCATTTGCGGGTCAGGGTCAGCTCGAAATCACCGGCGATATCGCGCAGGCTGCGGGTGACGCGCACCTGCTGCCAGCCGCTATAGAGCTGACCATCGACGCGCAGGGTGATGGGTTCAGCCATTGGTCACCTCGTCAATCACCTGAATGGTGGTGCTCGGGGTGATGAACGCCGGATCGCGCAGCTTGTTGCCCATCACCAGCCGATCGCGGTACTCGGCATTGCCATACTGCTGCCACGCCAGCAGCGCCGACGCTGTGGTGGTGGTCAGGGTGATCTGACGGCGGCGCGGCAGCTTGGCGCCACGTTCGCGGCTGTCATTGAGCAGGGCAAGGCGAAGATCGCGCAGGGCGCGCCAGACATCGCTCTGCTCGGTCTCTACCGCATCCATGGCCAGCTCGGCCAATATGTTGGCCCAGTAGTTGGCCAGCTGCTCCAGATCGTCAGCAGTGAGCAGCAGGTTGCGGTCTGCCCCCACTACGCCATCCATGGTGACCGGTCGGCTGATCTGGTTGTTGACCTGATCGCCGGTCAGCGACTGGCCGATGGTCACCTGACCGCTCTGGTCAGGGGTGAAGTCTCTGGTGGTACCGAGATCCGCACTGGCAATGGCACTGGCCGCCGCCGTGGCAGTGGCGCGGTCAATCAGCGCGGTGAAGGCCTTGCCGTTATCGAGCGCGGCATTCAGCTCGGTGGGGGTGTCTATGGTCGGTACCGACGAGGCAACGCCGGTGGTCACGTCGCTGTTGATGCTGGTCGGCAGGCCGCCAGTGATGGCCAGCTCGGCGCGCATCCCTTCCCAGCGACGGCTCACCTGGTCATAGACAGAGAGCGCCCGGATGGGGTCAGTCACCACGCCTTTGACATCCTCCACGATGCCGGTCACTTCGCGGGCCAATTCGCCCGGGTAGGCCAGCAGAGCCCCGACACTATCCTTTGTTCGCATCAGGCGATCGGTCCACTCGCGGAACTGGTCAGGCAGGGATGGCAGGCCACGGGTCAACTCGTCAAGATCGTCGAGGAAGGTATCGACCATGACGCCCATGTTATCGATGCCGGTGACGAAGGAATCGAGGAATGATTGCTCGCTGGCACCCTGCGCCAAGGCGGCGGCATTGCCCAATGTGGCGGAGGTATCGATGGCAGCAGAGGGGAACAGGTTCTTGCCAGCTTCCCAGACCGCGAAGGTCACATAGGCAACGCCATCCTCTTCGTTATCCAGCCGGTGGCTGACCTCACCGACCTGCACGGTGCGCACCCCCCACCATGGATGGATCATCTCGCCGGTGCCGGGTTGGTTCAGGGCATTGAGCAGGGCACGCAGCTGGGCGATATAGTCTTTTCCGACCAGCTTGCCGGTGATCTGCTCGTTGGTGATCGCCGCGCCGTTATCTTCTGTCCAGCTGCTTTCGCGCTTCGGGTATTCGCGGGGGATGGCACGGCGACCGCCTTTGCCTTCCACGGTATTCAGCAGGAATTCAACGCCCCGGATCGAGGCGGTCAAACGCTCTTCAAAGCTCATTCAAACCATCCTTAAGGCATCAGTGAAGGGCCGTTATCCACGCGCACAGACAAGCCGGGGGCAGCGTCGCGGGCACGAACGGTGATACGGTCATCGCTGACCTTGATGTCGAGGGATCCCATCACCTGCTCGCGGCTTCTCGGGGTCACCCCTTCACGGCTAAGCATGCTCCAGGCATCGCTTCCCAGATCGCCGAGGGTGGTTTTCTTGGCCCACTGGGCAAACTTGGCATCACCGAATAGCGACTCGGCGGCATAGTCAACAGCAGGATATAGCATGGTACCGGCCAGCACGTTGGCAAACGCCGACTTGGCTTTACCACCCTTGCTGCCACCACCGCCACCCGGGAGATCAGCAGCACCGCCCATCCCGCCCATGCCACCACCCGGCATATTGACCACATAGACAGGGGTCGCGCCAAGATCGGCCATGGCACCGCCAAGGCCACCTGCTCCGCCCTTGCTTGGCTTGGCAGCATCCCATACGCCTTTCGTCCATTTGATGGCGTCGATCCCTTTCTTGATAGCCACCAGACCGCCGACAACCAGGGCGATGTTCTTGCCGGTCTCAAGCCAGTTCTGCACCGCATCCGGTTCAAGGCTGTTGATGGCATCGGCCAGTTCGGCAATGGGGGCGGCCAGCTGCTGGTTGGCAAACTGGTTCCAGCTGTTGCTGACCAGCTGCAGGCTGGCGGCAAAGTCGCTGGCGGCCACGGCGGCATCGTTCAGGGTGGTGCTGCCATCTCCGGAAAGCTTGAGGAACTCGTCAAACGCCTTGACGTCACCGGTCTGGACGTACTCGGCGATCACCGGTTTGAGTGCCCGCTTGGCTTCATCGGTCAGGTTGAGAAGGGAGAGCTTGCTGGAGAGGCCGCCTGACTTGGTGACAATCTCTTCAATCAGCACCGGCAGGCTGCGCATTACCTCTTTGCCCTGCTTGAGCTTCTCGGGGTCGAACACGTCGATATTGCCCAGCTGCTTGAGCTTCTTGACGGTCTCGGGGCGGGTGATATCGCGGATGATGGATTCGAAGGCCGTCACCGCTTCGGCGTCAGATCCGACACCTTGACGGATAATCTGCAGCGCGGCGCCCAGCTCGGTCACAGCGCTGGCCCCTTCTCGTCCGGTGGCCGCATAGGCGGCAAAAATCTTGGGGCCCTCTTTGGCCATATTGCCAAGGGTAAATGCGCCCTGCTTACCCTGCAGGTTGAGGGTATCGATCGCTTTCATCGCCGCTTCGCTGGAGTCGATGGCCAGCTTCTTGAACTCGGTGAAGATACCGCCCACTTCAAGGCCACCGGCTCCGGTTGCCTGGATAACAGCGGCGATATTTGGCAGGTTCTCGATGGCGTAGGCCAGATCGCCGGTTTTGGTCAGGATCTCTTCGACTGCTGATGTCGCTTCGTTGGGGTCGATGCGAATGCCCTTGGTGTTGCTGACGGCGTTGATCTCGTCCTTCAGCTCCTTGGCTTTCTCGCGGCTGATGTCGGCGTTGATGGCGATGCGAGAGATCCGGCGGTCGAGCTGGGCATAGCCACGAACGGCGGCACCGCCGACCATGGCGGTACCCAATGCGACGTAACGATTGCCCAGGGAGTCGATGCCGCGCCCAGCGGCTGCGGTAGACATCTTCAGCATATTCATGGAACGCTGATTGTTGGCGGCAAACTGGCTCATGCTCTGGCCATATTGGCGGGCTTTATTGGCCAAGTTGCCAGCGAGGTTAATAACGATATCGGTGACAAGTTGCTTTGCCATGATATTTACCTTTATTTATTCGGCGTCAGCGCCTTTTTTAATTTATCGAAGCGAATAAACAGATGGCGCAATGGCAAATTTTCCAGAATTTCTCAAGCATCTTTAAAGAGAGCGGCCCTTTAATTTCACCGATATAGTCAACCTGACGGCACAGCAAATTAAGGCCATACATCACGTCACTGGTATAAGCGACCGCCTTGCCGTTTTGCACCACCACTTTTTCAGCATCGAGCTGGGCTTTAATCAGATCGGCGGTAGTCAGCTCACGCAGGCCCACTTCACGATAAAGGAGCGGCTCGTCGCCGCTCCCTTTCGCTTCGATACCGTGCAGCAGCTCGAAGGTAATAACGGCCATGGTCAGATCCCCACTACCTTGTCACCGAAGAAGGTGGCCGCGATATCGCCTGACTCTTCGCGCAGGGTGGCCGGTTCGTTGGTGCTGGCCTTGGTCATCATGTAACTGACCCCGTTGTCACCTTCCCAGGTCATTGTCGCGTCTTCGATGGCGTTGATTTCGATCACATCAACATCTTCATCGGCGGCGATCACAATCTCAATGCTGGGCGGGCTGTACTTCTTGCTCTTTCCCCATACCCGTCCAGGACCGGTGTGCTGAGTGCGGGTATAGCCGCCCGGGTTGAGCACGGCACCGCCCTTGGTCTTGAACTGCTTGCCATTCGCGCGAATGGTCACTTCACCGAGGATTTGTCCCATGGTGTCCGCAAAGAGGCGGAATTGGTTGACGATATCCGGATGGCTGAGAGCATCCAGACGATTGCGGTCGCCGGATGGGCGAACCACGTTCAACGATTCTTTGAACAGATCGAAGTTTTCCATCAGGCCAGCAGCGACCCAATCGAGAGCGACTTCAATCAATGCCTCTTTCATCAACTTTGGTGATACGACAGGCTGACCGGGATCAATCAACGGCAAATCTTCATCATTCACCAACTTGTGACGCGGATAGCGATTGGTAACCATTACCCGCACGTCGTAACGCATCTTGCCCACGGTGGCAGGGGTGGTGATGTCGAGGTATGAGGGATCAGGGTCGCCGAAGGCGTTCTTCTGATACATCGATACTTCTCGCTCGATGGCCACCACGTCACCGGGCTGCACCTGATAGGTGGCAATGCCGGATTTGAGCAGGTTGTTGCGCTCGTCAAAGGCGAAGCGGTCGGACTTGGCCGGTGCCAGAATGCCTGGCAGTGCCAGCGTCTGCAACGGGCGAGCGGGGTCGATGGCCAGCTGATAAGAGGCCACGCCGCAATAGCTTGCCGCGAACTCCCAGCTCGGGCTAGGTGACTTGCTGGTACCCATGCAGGAGAGCAGGAAGTCGTTGCGCGCTTCGCCGAAGGTGATGGTCTCGCCATAGGTGCCACGGAACGCGGTATAAGCGATCGCCTCAGACATCTTGAGCGGGCCCCAGCGGGTCAGCAGTTCATCGCGCAGGGTGTTCAGGCTCGCAGTGTCGTTGAACGGCGTCATGATGTGGTTGTACCACTCGTCCGGCATGGCGGCGATCAGGGACGCCATATCGGGGGCGCCAGATCCACCGGTCATGGCCACGGTGGTGATAGTCACGCCGTTCGGCAGTTGCTCGCCTGCGTAGTAGTTGTAACGCAGGTCGATATCGTTGCCGGTCAGCCCCTTCCACTTGGCGGTGATGTTGACCTTGGCGGTATCGGTGCCATCCACGGCGGCGGTCACCGGCAGGTTCTTGTTGGCGGTGATGGCGGCCACGGTTTTGGTGGCGATGCTGGCGGCGGTATCGGCGGCGAGCACGCCAACCTGCACAGATTGACCGGCAATCAGCAAGCTGATGGTGCCCGCTACGGCAGCAGGCCCAGCAAAGGTAAACGAACCGGCAGCGGCAGCACCTGCTGACAAGTCGGCGCTGGCGATGGCGAAGGTGCGGGTGTAGCTGTTGGCCTTGCGGTAACGCTTGGCGGCCAGCGCCATCAGCGAGCCTTGGCCAAACAGGGCATCAATGGCCGATTCGCTGACCGGGATCTCGACCACGGTGTTCGGCGTGGCGGTACCGGCATCGGCGCCAGTGGTGATCATCTGACCGAACAGCATCACGTTCTGATCCTGGGCGATGTTGCCGCTCAGGGCCTGCGAGTTGTCGATCTCGATATAGACGAGCG